GATGAAGTTCCTACTTACGGTGTTCATCTGCTCTGCAATGAGCGGTGAGTGCTACACCAACAAAGACTATCCAAAAGTATTTCCAGATCATCACGACTGCATAAGAGCAGGGCTATCAGAGTCTTACGAGATTATATATGCAGAAGGTAATTTTACTAAAGATGAAATAAACAACACACAGTTGTATCCTAAATTTACCTGTATTCCTAAAAAAGACGAAGGCAAAATAGTTACTTAAGAATCATTCTAAACTTGTCTGCCCGTCCCAAGAAAGGGACGAACAAACAAAAGGTGTGAGAAGAGACTTTCTTTTTATATTAAAAAAATAACACTTGCAAATTATATTTTTTAGGATAAATTCCCATAGATGAGAAGAATCAAAACCAGAAAGGAAACCAATGGCAGATCCTGCTAAATACAAATCACTATCAGTCCCCAAAAACGATTGGGAACAGTTAGGCGTACTTGCAACAAAAACTAATAGGACCAGATCAAAAATGATCGGAAGACTTATTAGATTTTTTTTAGATAACAAAGGTGTGAAATCAAATGGAAAAGATAAGAGTAGCAAATCATAAGTATATTTGCCCAGAATGTAAGGGTAACGGTTATAACAAAGTTTACGATATGATCATTCAATGTGATAAATGTAAATCAGAAGGCGAGCTTCCAATGGAAGAGCCTACAATAGAAGAGTTGGAATCTATGGCAACTCGAGCGAGGCTGCAGTGAAACGGAATCCTGTAGCCCAGCAACTCCGAACACCAAAATTTAAAAGTAAGAAAGTAGAATCTAAAAAAAAATATAACAGAAAAAAAGAAGTCGTTGGTTATTATTATGATGGCTACAACAATAAGACAGAAGTTTTATATAAGGATAAAAATGACTGAAGTAGAGGCAGCATACATTGCAGGTTTATTTGATGGTGAAGGCACCATTACTTATAAAAAATATCCTGAACGTAAGAAAAAAGGTAACAAGGTTAACACATATAATTGTTGGCGTATTTCTATGGAGATTGCAATGACCGATGAATCTGTTTTAAATTGGTTACACGAAGCATTAAAAGTTGGAACTGTAACTCCTAAAAAAGTTAATGGCAAACGTGTGGATGGTACATCCTATCTTAAACAATGGAGATGGCGTTGTACCTTTAGAGATGCATATTATGTATGTCTTTTAATATGGCCCTTTGCTCATACAAAACTTCCTAAAATTAACAAAATTTTAGATCACTACTATACTTTACAAAAAAATAATATTGTAGATATACGGGATTACCACAGAAAGAGTTTTAAATGAATTTATTATGTAATAAATCACGTAAAACATCGACGCGTGTATTGAGTGCGATGCAACATATATACAAAAGGAAATAATATATGAACAAGGCAAAGAAGATGGCTAACTGTTTTATTACAAAAGAGTATAGCCAATTTAAAAAAACAAAAGGTAATAGACCTATAAGTCTTTCTCACGTAGCTAAAATAAAAAAAGCTATCGCACATAAAGATTTAAAATTACCAATTCTTGTAACTAAAAGTATGGATATAAGAGATGGTCATCACACGTTTCAAGCTAGAAAAGATCTAGGTTTAGAAATATACTATATCATATTAGACTCTAATGATGCATTCGATATGGCATTGTTAAATTCTAATCGATCGGGTTGGAACTATAATGATTATTTAAATTTTTTCTGCACGTATCAAAGAAAAGATTATATGATCCTAAAGTCAAAAGTGAAACAATATGAAATGCCAATACAAGAAGCGGTAGCCATATTTAATAATCAAGTTAATTTAAAATCAAACACAATGGATGATTTTAAAGAAGGTAGATTTAAAATACCTGCTAATGGTTTAATTACTTTTGATAGAATAGCAAGCGAGATGCAGTATATTAATAATATATTGGATAACTCTAAAACTTTGAAGAGAGGTTTTATTAGAGCTTATCTTGTAGCTGACAAATGTCCCAAGTGGGACTTTGCTAGGTTCAAAGCTGCTATGAAATCTAAAGGAGCTAAATTGTTAGGAGCAATCTCAACTGAAGATTATATTTCACAATTTCAAGCTATCTTTAATACTGGTCTATCAGCTAATAAAAAAATTAAATTATCTAGATTCTTTGAAGATAAAGAATATGAAAACAAAGAGGAGATTAGAATACACTAGTTAAGTAGGGGCCTTCGGGCCCCACACAATAAAATATGATTAATATAGAAATACATAATGATGACAGACAAAAAGCAGTTGAAGTTTTAAAATATAAAAACTTTGGTAACCGTAGTTCTGGATTTAATGGTAACTATGAAAAACAATACACAGGTTTGATTGGAGATTTAACTGTGCATCGATTGTTAGAAATGGATCCTCCTAATTATAATGAAGGTAGAATTGATACTGATATTTTAGTGAATGATAAAAAGATAGATGTAAAATCTATGCTTCGTAAACATGACATGAGAGATAACTGGGTCCATAACTTTGTTGGTTATCAAAAAGAAATATCTTCTGACGTTTTGTTATTTGTAAATATAAATCGTAACACAAAGACCGTACAACTTTGTGGTTGGTTAGATAAGAAAAAATTTTTAGACACTGCTGATTTTTATAACAAGGGAGATCTTCGACAAAGAGATGATGGAACTTCTTTTAAAACTTACGCACCACTCTATGAAATAAAACAAGAGAAGTTAAATAAATTAAATGATATCAAGGATTTAAAAAATATATGAAAAAAAATAATAGCTTTAGATACCCAAAGACGCAGCGCGAAAAAATAGAAGGTAAACGACATTATGTGTTTGATAAGGAGAAGTTACCATCGGTGACAACTATTCTCGATGCTACACAACCAGCCGAGAAGCGCGAATCGTTGTTGAGATGGAAGGAACGGGTTGGTGAAGAGGCTGCCGAGAGAATTAAAACGAGTGCCGCGGAGCGTGGAACGGCGATGCACAAGATCCTTGAAAAATATGTATTAGAGGAAGGCTATCTTGATCAAACTGATGTAGGTAAACAAGCACACAATATGGCCATTCAAATTATTCAAAGTGGGTTATCAAGTGTAACAGAATATTATGGTACGGAATGCACATTATATTATCCTGGATTGTATGCAGGCCAAACAGACTTGGTCGGAATACATAAAGGTCAGGATGCAATCATAGACTTCAAACAAAGTAATAAACCTAAAAGACCAGAGTGGATAGGAGATTATAAACTTCAGCTAGCAGCGTATGCTATGGCTCATAATATTCTATTCAATACACAAATTACAAAAGGTGTTGTGATGATGTGTACGGTCGATAATTATTATCAGGAATTTATTATTGAGGGAGAAGAGTTTAAAAAAAATATGCATAACTTTTTAAGGAGGGTTGATGAGTATTATAGAACAAGACCAGAAAAGACTGGATAATATAGCTAACGCTTATTGGAAAACATCTGGAGATATGAGAGAGATGTGGGGTCGTAAATGGTATGAACTAATAAAAATAATAGGAAGGAAACTAGATGAGAATAAGAGACTTTCAACAGATACTAGGCAAGTTCACTAACAATGAAAAGGGTACAATCATATCTGATTGCCCTATTTACATTGAGACAATGGATGGACATTTGGAAGCTGTAAGAAGAGTTGAGCTGCAGGAAACAAAACTGATCAATTCACCAGAGCCAAAGAGAATAGTATTAAAAACGGAGAGCTTAAAAATATTTAAGTCACCGACATATAAACAGAGTTAATGGAATCCATAATGGATAACGGCCGAATAGGTGCCTCACGGGAGACTGCGGGGTGCCTATGTACATAGAGTTGGTAAAATATCCGGATGTATTCTTAAGAACTAAATCTAATCCGGTAGAATTTCCATTAGATGATAAGACTAGCAGACTTATTAAGTATATGTACAAAGCTATGTACCAACATAATGGTATTGGACTGGCTGCAATACAGGTAGGTTATCAGAAAAAAATGTTTGTAATGGACTGCTCACGCAGCCAAACTAACGAAAAAGTATTTATTAACCCAGAAATTTTAGAGAAATCTGATGAAACATTACGTGATAATGAGGGTTGTTTATCAGCTCCAGGTAAAACTGGTGATGTTAGAAGACACATTAGAATCATTCTAAAGTATCAAAACGAAAAAGGAGAGGAGGAGAAGAAAACATTTTACAATTTAGAGGCCAGGTGCATACAGCACGAAATGGACCACCTAGATGGTAAATTGTGTATAGATTATGAAAAAGGTAACTATAGCAGCGACAAAC